GCGGGCGAGAAGCTGTTCGGCATCGGCCAGGCCAAGGCCGCCGAGGAGGCGGTCAAGAAGGCGCCGACGCCGGAGAACGTCGCGGCGATGAGCGCGGCCGCCGCCGAGGCGATCCGCGGCTACATCAAGGCCCAGGGCATCGAAGCCAGCGGGCTGAACATCGCCTTCGACGCCCCGAGTGCCACCGTCACCGTCGACGGCAACGTGCCCGACCAGGCGACCAAGGAGAAGATCCTGCTGTGCTGCGGCAACGTGGCCGGGGTCGAGAAGGTCAACGACATGATGACGGTGCAGACCCCTGCGCCCGAGGCGCAGTACCACACCGTCGTGCGCGGCGACACGCTGTCGGCGATCGCCAAGAAGTTCTACGGCAATGCCAACAAGTACCCGGTGATCTTCGAGGCCAACAAGCCGATGCTCCAGGACCCGGACAAGATCTACCCGGGCCAGGTGCTGCGCATCCCGCCGCAGTGAGGGCGGCGACGGCGAAGCGATGAGCACGATCTCGACCTGCGACCTGTGCGACGCCCGCAAGGGCGACAGCGACGGCGGATTCCGCGTGCTGCCGCCGGTGTTCCGCCACTTCGGTGGCCGACCGGCCTTTCACGGCCGTGTTCGCACCGTGCGCTGCTTCGAGGACAACACCTCGGTCAAGGCGCTGCTGGAAGCCCCGGGCGACGGCGCGGTGCTGGTCGTCGACGGCGGCGGCTCGCTGCGGCGTGCGCTGGTCGGTGGCAATATCGCCGCGGCGGCGGCGCGAAACGGCTGGGCCGGCGTCGTCGTCCACGGCGCGGTGCGCGACGTCGCCGAGCTGGCCGCGGCCGAGGTCGGGCTGCTGGCGCTGGCCACGATCCCGATGCCGACCGAGCGCAAACGCGCCGGCGACGTCGACCTGGCGGTGCAGATCGAGGGCGTGTGGGTGCGCCCCGGCGACTGGCTGTGTGCCGATGCAGACGGCGTCGTCGTCAGCGACCGGCCGATCGCCTGAGCGACGTCGGCGCGGCAGCGCCGCGCGCGACGCCACGGCCGACCCTGCGATCGCCGCCGCGATCGCGCGCAGCCGGCGCCTGGTCGGCCGGCGCGCGCTGCTGGCCGCCGGGGTGGCGGTCGTCCCGCTGCCGGGGCTGGACTGGGCGACCGACGTCGCCATCCTCGTCAAGCTGCTGCCGCGCATCAGCGCCGAGTTCGGGTTGTCGCCCGAGCAGGTCGAGCGACTCGCACCCGAGCGCCGCATCGTCGTCTACAAGGCGGTCAGCGCCGGCGGCGGGATGCTGATCGGCAAGGTCGTCACGCGCGAGCTGGTGCTGCGCATGCTCAAGCTCGTCGGCGTGCGGCTGACGACGCAGCAGGTGGCCAAGTACGTGCCGCTGGCCGGGCAGGCGGTCTCGGCGGCGCTGACCTACTCGGCGCTGCGCTACGTCTGCGAGCTGCACATCCGCCAGTGCGCCGAGGTCGCGCGCCAGCTCGCGCTGCCGGCGCCGCGTGGCGCGGCGGCAGGCGCTGCCGCAGCCGCGGGCGGTGAGATCGTCGACATCGACGTCCGCATCGTAGAATCCTGACCTTCGGGGTGTGGCGCAGCCTGGTAGCGCAACTGCTTTGGGAGCAGTGGGTCGCACGTTCGAATCGTGTCACCCCGACCAATAAAATCAACATGTTAGATAGGCTTCGGAAGGCGAGCGAGCCGGGTTAGACGGGTTCACGTTCAGAACCACGTTCAGAAATCGTGGGGGGTGCCCGCCGCGATGGTCCCGGGGTCCGTCAAGTCCCGCGCCGATGCTGGCTCTGCGGCCGGCGGTCTCCGGCGTCGCCGGCGGGGTGGGTGGTGCGCTTTCAAATCCGGCGCATGCGCCGGATTCGCCCGCGGCGGCGGCCAGTCGCGCCTAGGGAAACCGATACCTCGGGTTTCCCTGTGCCGGGTAGTTTCCCCAGGAACAGGGTTTACCCCTGGGCGACCAGTCGCCGCCGGCCTCGCGCCCGCGCGCGCCAGGTCGTGCGCGGGCTCATCGCCGCACCGCCGGCCGGCGCGCGAGCAGCTCGACCGCGCTGGCCTCGCCGAACTCGAGCCAGGCGACGCGGGCGCGTTCCTCCAGGCGATACCGTTCGTGGCGCAGCCGCTCGCGCAGCGCGTCGCGCACGGCGCCCGGCAGGCGGATCGGCGGCGGGATGTGGCGGCGCATGCTCAGGCGCCCGACGGTAACGACGTAGTCGTCGTCACGGTCTGGATGATCTCCAGGTCTGCATCGCGCTCGACGGTCTGCACCGCGCGCGTCGCAGGCTGCGACACGATCGCCACCGGCACGCCGCCGGCCGGCAGCGCCAACTGCACATTGACCACAGGCGCCGGCGGCGGTGCAGGCGCCGGCGGGGCGGCCGGCGCCGCTCGTTGCAGGTGCGGTGCGGCTGCGCGTACTGCGTCCAGCAACAGAGCCAGCACGTCGCCTGCTCGATCCGCCGAAACGGCGCGCAGGATGGCGCGCCGCCGCTCGCCGGTGGCATGGAGCACGGCCACGGCCGGCGGGTAGCGGGTTTCCTCGTCGCGCACCGCCAGGCGGCGGCCAGCGGCGGCCAGCACGTCCAGGCAGCCTAGAAGACCCTCCATCGCGCCGGCGCGCTGGTCTGCGGTGCCACGGTCGAAATCCCCGGCGGCGGCCAAGAGCAGCGCCTGCGCCGGGTCATCGCCGGCCAGCACAGCCTCGACCATCAGGCGGTGTCCGACGGCGCGCTCGTGCCAGTCCATCACGGGCGCGAAAAAGGCGCGGCTGATGGGCTCGCGGGCCAGGATGTCGACGATGTTGGTCATGGTGGTGTAGGGCGGCCCCTGTGTCGGCGACTTCGGCCGGGCGGGGGCCTTGCGATCGGGGCACCCGCCCCGGGCGCGCCTGTCGGCCATCGAGGGCGACCGTCGAGCCGCGATGCGCGCCTATGGCCGGCTGATCGGCGCGCACCCCCTCATGAAATCGTCAGGCGCCAGCGGCTCGATAAAGGCCGCGGTGATCCAGGACCCCGCATCCGAAATCCAGCCGGCACTTGTAGGAGACCCCGTCGATGTCGAAACCGAAGTCGGCCTCGATGCGCGGGCCTGTGTCGGTTTCCAGATACGCATATTCCAACGTCGGCATCCGGTCCGGGTCGGCTGCCAGATACCAAGCGGTAGCACTCACGGCGTCCAGGCGCGGATCGACGACGACTTCGAGATTCCGGCCGGTCGGGTTGACGTTGCCGGATGTCGCCGGCGTGGTCTCGGTGGTCAACTGTAACGCGGTGTTTTCGAGCGCGGCCGGCACGATCAGGAAACGCGGCGTCGCGTCGATCGGCGTCGACCCATCCAAACCCTTCTGCAGCCGCATCGCAGCGCGCGCGGCGGCCAGGCTCGTTTCGCTCAGCGCCGACCCGCCGCCGGTGGCAAGGTTGCCGTGGTCGGCGTGGAACAGCGCGGCGCCGTCGCTCATCGTCGGGCCGGCGCCGGAGCTCTGCGTCAGCAGCGTGACGAGCTCGCCATTTTCCAACTGGAACGCGGCCTCGGCGAAGCGCCGGATGACGCCGTCGAAGGCCGAGAGGTCGTCGTTGACGAGGGCCTGCCGCGTGACGCCGAAAATCCTGCCATAGGTCTTCAGCGAGTAGCCCTCGGTCGCCGTCGCCATCGTCCCATACTTGAACTCGCCGTGCTCGTTGACCAGCTGCAGCGACGGCGCCTCGCCCAGCTTGATCACGGACTTCGCGCGGAAGTCTCGAATGGTGGTCTGCTTCGCGGCGCGCCGCAGGCCGCCCTGGTAGGCGCCGAACTGCGCAGCCAGCACGCGGTTACCGCTCTCGGTCAACAGCGCGGCAAAGTCGCCGGTGCCGTGCAGCGCGCGCTTGATGATGTCGCTCGCGCTCATCGCGGACGTGCGGACGTTGCGCAGCTCGAGGTGATCCCGCGCCATGTCGACGATACGCGCGCCGCGGTACTGATTCGCGCTGGTGTCGATCCCGGTCGCGCCCATGCGCGCGGCCAGCGCGTCGGCCATCTGCGCGCGCGCCAGCTCGGGCTCGCTGCTTCGGCGCGCGAAGTAGTCGGCAGGCGTGACGTTGCGGTGGCCGCCGGCGGCCGCGTCGCGCCGGGCAAGCTCTGCGGTGACGGCGGCGCGCGCGGCGTCCAGGCTGGCGCCGGTGGTGATCAGCGCGTCGGCGAAGCCGTCGGGCAGGCCGCGGCACAGGTTGCGGACTTCGGCGGCGTCGGGCGCGGCGGTGGCGGTGTTCATGTGGTCTCCAGTGGAACGATAGAAGCCGGCGCGCACGTCGGCGGGGATGGCAACGACGCTGGCTTCGTGCGGCTGCCAGGCGAAGGCGACAGCGCGGCGGCCATCGGGTAGCGTGATCTCGCGGCCATCGTCGGCGTGGCGGTAGCCGACCGACACCCCGCGCACGATGCCGGCCTGCACGTCGGCCAGCAGCTCGGACGCGCGCGACGACATGCCGAAGATCGCGATGCCGCGCAGGGTGTCGCCGTCGACCCGCAGCTGGTCGACGATGCCGATATTGACGCGCGTGGCGTCGTGCGATTCGATCAGCGGCAGCGGCGCGCGCGCCAGGTCGACCGCGGACATGCGCAAGACCTCGGCATAGCCGTCGCGCATCACAGGCGCCTCGGTGGCGACGACGATGGGGACCGATCGCGCGGCCAGGTCGACGCCGCCGCCGAACTCGGCGCGGCGGGTCAGTGCGCCGGGCATGCCGTCGTCTCCACTGCTTCCAGCGCCGCGGCGCCGGCCATGGCGGCCATGGCCTCGGTGACCAGCGCCGGCTCGTTCATCACGGCGACGCGGAAGGCGTCGGTGGCGAGTGCCATCAGCTGCGCCGGCGTCATGCGCACCTCGACCGCGGAATCGCCGCGGGCCAGGAGCAGGCTGCAGTCGTCGCGCAGATACAGCGCGGCCGGCGGCGGGGCGGTGGGGGTCGGTGACTGGCTCATGCGGTGATCCTGCCACCGTCCCACCGTGCGCACCGCAACGACACTCAGGGCGCGCGCAGGATGGCACGCAGCCGAGTTTCCGACATCGGAACCGCGTCGCAGCCGGACAGCTCACGAATACATCGCGTGATGCGGGGCTCGCCCAGGATCGTGACCACGCGCGCCACGAGCGCGCGCTCCGACAACCCGGGCTCGCGCACCAACACGGCCAGCTTGCGCAGCAGGGCATCGCGGCGTCGCAGCGGACCGTCGACCGCCGGCAGGTCGCGCGCGTGACCCCGCCGGCCCTTGACCCCCAGGTGTGCACGAAGATCGCCGCCCTCGGTCAACCAGCGGTCGAAGCCTTCGGCGACCTCGATCGCGGCCTGATCGCCGCTGGCGCGCAGCAGCTCGGCGGCGCGCCCCAGCCGGCGCGCGGTCGCCTCGGCGCGCGACAGCGGCGGCGGCGCGGCGGCGACCAGCTGCTGCGCCATCTGCGCGAACGGGTCGCCGGCGGTCACGTGCGCAGCGCTCGCGCGACACGCGCGGCAGCAGCGGCCACGGCGGCGGCGCGGTCGGCCAGCTCGCGCGCCTCGGCTGCGTGCAGCGCGGCCTCGGTGGCGTCCAGGTCGGCCAACAGCAGCTCGCGCCGCTGTGGTGGGAGCAGCGGCGCCAGGCCACGCATGGCGGCGCGCACGATCGCCGCGTCGTAGGGGTCAATCGGTAGGCGGCTCGGCATCGTCATCTCCTTCGTCGGCTCCGGGGAACTCGTAGTGCGCGCCGGCGGCCACGCAGCGCGCTGCCGCGGCGGCGGCGTCGGCGGCCTGGTTGCGGATCTGCACCAGCGTGGCGCCCAGCGCGGCCAGCACGTCGGCCGACAGCTCGGGATGCGCGCGGCGCAGCGCGACCGGCGCGGCGTCAAGCTGGTTACCAAGCTCGGCGGTGATGGCGGCCAGCGTTTCGCGGAGGTACGAAATCGGCGCCAGCTTGCCGCGGCGCTCGGCCAGGTCGTGTTCGATCGCCTGCCGCTGGCGGCGCAGCAGCAGCGCGCGCTCGCCGGCCACGGTCAGCACGTCTCCGGCAGCCGGGCCGGGCGGCGTCGGCCGGGCGGGGGACTCGGTCGCCACGCGCGGCCGCACCCGCTCGGCGCGCCAGGCGCGGGCGGCTTCCGGGCTGCTGGTGGGCATGCCCGCGGCAACAGACCTGGACACGGTGGCGCGGCTCAGACCCAGTGCGTCGGCAAGGTCGCTCTGTCTCATAGCTTCAGGCTACCGCTTGCGCGGTTGCGATTGCGAAATACTGGGGGGCATGGAACAGTCAGAAATCGGGCTCTGCGACCCCTGCGGCTAGGGGGTGCAGGAAGGACCCGCCCAGTCGTCCGGGGCGGACACGAGGCGGACAAATTCCGGACAATCTCCGGACATTCCGGACACGGACCCGGCCGGACGACACGGACAATCCCCTTAAGGGGATGTCCGTCTGTCCAGGGTCCGTGTAGCCGGATGTCCGGACGAGCATGGGCATGCTGCTGCTGCTCATGCGCGTGGTGCCCATGTCCCGGGTGCGCGGCCGGGCTGCACCATGCCGGCGGCGGCCAGCGCCTCGCGGATGCGCTGCATCGCCTTCTCTTGCGCGGCGGGTGACGATCCCGCGCGGATGACGCCGGCGGCCGCGCACTGCTCGCGCCAGAACTTCGGCGCCACGTCGCCGCGCTGGGCATGCTCGGTCAGGATCGCGAAGGCGCGCAGCTCGCGCTCGCCGATGGCGCTGGCCTCCTGCTCGTGCAGCACCGCCGCGCTCAGCGTGCCCCCTAGACCGCGCTGCAGCCAGATCGGGGCGAAGGCGGCCGGCGGCAGGTGATTGCCCTTCGTCGCCGCCAGCTGCACGTAGGCCTTGCGCTCGGCAACATCCGTGACCCCGAACCGCCGGCCCTCGTCCGGCGTCATCGTCCGGAGGGTGTATTCGCCGCGCACTGCATCGGTGATGGCTCCCGACCCTCGCGCCGAGTGCGACCCCAGCTCCTCGACGCCGTGAATCGACTTCGCCGCGTGCGCGGTCGCGATGGTGCAGGCCCCGGTCTCGATCGCGATGCGGTCGACCATCTCGCCGAACCGCCGCGCGTGCGCCGCGCTCAGCTCGTCGCCTTCACTCAACCCCAGCGCCGGGTCGAGACCCACGAACGCGACGCCGGGCAGCTTGTCCAGCTGCTTCATCATCCAGTCGTAGACGCGCGTCAGCTTGAGCGCCTGTCCGTGCAGCTCCAACAGCATCGGATGGCGCCCGGCCAGCGGGTAGACGCGCAGCCCCTCGGCCAGCGCCTCGCGCTGCTCCGGCTCGAGTGTCGACGCCAGCGCATGCAGCGCCAGGTGCACGTCGGCCGCGGTGTCCTCGGCCAGGAACAGCGCGGCCGGCCCCTTGGTCTCGACGGTCCAGGGCCAGGGCAGCGCCCCCAGCACCGCGCCCGCCCCCAGGTGATACAGCGCCCGCGTCTTCGACGAACCGCCGACCGCGACCAACAGCTGACCGCGCCCGGCCAGTAGCCGCTCGGTGCAGAACCAGCGCCTCGGCGGCGGCGGGGTCGTCAGCAGGTCGCCGATGCGACCGTCCGGCCAGTCGGCGAAGCGCCGCGCCGCGTTGGGGTCGAAATCGTCCGGGTCGAAGTCTGGCGTCTCGTCGATCTTGCGGCGCAGCCGCTCGACGATCGGGCTGGCGGTCATGCGGGGTGCGCCTCGTCGTTCAGGTCGGCGCCCTCGGCGTCGGGGAGCACCAGCCGCACGCGGCGGCCGGCGGTGCGCCAGCGCGTCGCGCACTCGCGCGCGGCCTTGATGCCGGCGGGGTCGTGATCGGCCGCG